TTAAATTGAGCATGATAGACTCCTTTGCCTGAGCTTATAGCTCTCCCTAATTTTAAGTTTTAAGTTTTAAGTTTTAAGTTTTTAGTTATAATCCGCCACGGTGGATAAACTCATAACTCATAACTCATAACTCAAAACTCCCTTAGGTACACTTTACGGCGGTTGTTCATTACTCATCGATGAACGATGAACATAATTATCGAAACTATGCTACATCCGTAAACGTTGCCTTGCTGGATAACGCTAAGGTTACATTCCCTTCAACCTTCTCATCAGCGGTCCCAAATCCTGGTTTGTCCAGGCTGCTGATGAGAGCTGTACATGAAAAACTGCTCGTATCACTGAACGTAATCAAAAGCGTACCTGAAGTTCTCGCCTGATACTTCGTATTCAGCGTGTTATAAATACCGGCGGCACTTCCGTCATAGACTAAATGAAGAGTTATATCGCCCTCATCGAGGGCACCGGCAAGCTTTTCAACGAAATTGTCCGTGCTGTCACAACTAAGGATGGGTATTACATTGCAGGTCCGCGGCGAAGGCGGGGCATCCATGACCTCGCCTATCGTCAATCCGTCAAAAACAAAAGTTGTCCCTAAGGCGGTTATTGCGTTTGTTGACATTTTTGTTCTCCTTATTTAATTTCAAATTTCACATTGATTATGGTTATTCATAACCGTCCGCCAGGTCGGTCACATACTTTATCTGAGCGGTCACCTCGGCCACAAGTCCTCCCGACATAATTGAATAAGTAACATCAGGGCAATCGATATTCAGGGCCAGCCCTCCGCAGGCCTGGCCCTGAACGTTTCCAGCTAAAAGTGTTCTTCGAATCGTCTCGGCCATTCGGCTCAGCACCGTATCCGCTGCCGTATCAGCCGGCAACGTCCTGATTATTCCATAGAGCCGCCATTCGGCCAGCTCGGTTCGTGAAGATGTAGTTTTACTTTCCGTCCCCCCATCAATGAGTTCGATGATTACATCCCCGTGCTTGAAATCCGATGCCTGCCAGTCGAGAATCTTTGGCCGCACCGCTCGCAGCGTCAACGTTGCATCCGGGTCCTGGACGCCGTCGATTTCCTCTTCAATCCAAATCGCTATTTTTTCAACTATCGGCTCCATCTTCGAAACTCTACCCCGATTTGGTCGTTAATTAGTTTACCTAACCGCTCACCGGCTGCATCGGTACAGGCCTTTAGCAGCCCGACCGTATCTGTGATGACCTTCCAGATAGAAGGCCCCCGGGCCTCCCTTATCGGCAACCTGGATGGTCTTTTTCTTGCAAATACACCCCGATGGCCGCTCGGCATAGTTGCGATGAATCCGTGCTCTATTCTCTTTCTGCCGGCCGTGCGGCTGAGCCGATAACTAACACCATGAGGTTTTTCCTCTTTGGTACCCTTATAAGCAATCAGCCCCGGCTTGAATGGCTTGGCCCCTACGGAACCGTAATACGTTGACTTCTTTTTGCTGATACCTTTGGCGATCTCACTTTTCTTGGCCATGATTTGCGCACCGACCCGGCGCTTCAAATCGGTTGCCGTCTTATCAACGGCGTTTTTGATGGCTCGGCGAAAAACCCGCGGGACCGCCCGGGGGATGGCCCGCAAAATGTGTGAAGCTTCCTTAAAGCTTCGCTCATCAACTGTAACTTTTACCGCCAGCATCTTAGTATTACTCCGTAATAGTTTTGAGTTTTTAGTTTTTAGTTAACTCAAAACTCAACACTCAAAACTCAACACTCCTTAATGTACCTCGTAAACAACGAACCCCGCATCCTGACTGACAATCCTTGCCATAAGAAACTCCCGTGGTTCGGCCCTCTTGCGCGGGGGGATTTTGATTATATATCCCTGCTCGAACTCTTCAGCCGATATCCCGGTAACGATATCATTGGCCACCTTGATATTAACTACCGGGCCGCGATACCTGATTACCGGTTCAACCGAGCCGTCATCCGTGACATACTTGATTATCACCTGTATTTCCCGGTCCAGAACGCCCGGACGGTAAACACCCGCTACTCCAAAAACATCCAAAAGTAGAGGAGCGTTTTCTATCATAATTTCATCAAAGTTCTTCACGGCCATTGAATTACCTGAATATTTCCATCAGCACGGCAGCGATACCGCCGCCGCCGACGCCCGAGCCAAGACACGCTCCCAGAAAACCCCACTTCGAAGCCAATATCGCTTTGCCATGTGGACACGCTTCCGTATGCCACTTAAGCATATCTTCGATGATCTGCTTACTGACCTCACCAGCCGCGTTGATCGCGACCTCCTTGATATAAGCACGGTCCTGTTCGGTTAATGCCATAGCAGCTCCCGTGAAAAGTAACCGGTAATAAATGAACATTGCCCGGCTGCTGCATGACATAATCTGGCAACCAGCTGCCACAAACCAAGGAGTTTTGAGTTGTGAGTTGTGAGTTGTGGACTAACTAAAAACTAAACACTCAAAACTCAAAACTATTACCGTCCAAGGCCAGATTACGCCAAACAACGTTTATCAATCAACTGAATGTCGAGTGCGAAGCATACTGCCAGTAGCCGTACCCGACGTTGCGAATGGCCTTGATCCCGTACTGATGCTCATCATTGTCGAACTCATATTCGCTGCCTTCGGCCTTCGCACCAATCGTTAGTTTTTCCTCTTCCTGGCGAATCAAAGGCTTGGCCGGTGCATCGGTCCGGAACGTCACGAACTGCGTGGTATAAGTCAGCCGCGGATTGGCCACAACGCTAACGATAAAGCCCTGCCTCTTGAGCTCCTTGAGCACGTTGGACTCATTTGCCGATGGTTCGCCCATGACTGCATGGACCATGTAAGGCCATAGCGTTACGCTGGTCATTATTAGAAAATTCCTGGCCTCTGAATTCATCGGCTCAGCCTGATCATCCTTAATACCCAGCATGTACGCAACTACTCCGAGAATTGCCTTAATGGCCTCCGCAGCGGTCGGCGCGGTGGCAGTTGTAACGTCAAGTGCAGGAACCTCCGTCGCTGTAAGCAGGTTCTTCTGCACACCGCTATCACCTTCGGTGTGAGTAGCGGCAAAGAATGCCTTACCATCGTAGCAAAGACCGGATGTGCCGGCGAGGATGAGCGCGCTGATCAAGCTGCCATAATGACCGACCGATCTTTGTGCCAGCTCGTTAATCCTGACCTGGATTTGACCGGTTTTGTCCCGTCTCATCCAATCGCCGGGCAGGTTCAGAGTTGCCTCGAACTTTTTATTCCAGATGGTCATCCCGTTCTCGCGGAACCCCTTCGCATGCCGGCCGCCAATCCACTCGCGCATGACAGGCGATTGACCGAGCCATTTGTAGGTCTCGGACTCCTGATCCGAATCGAAAAGAACCGATACCAAATCGATCCATGACAGACCAGTGTACTGCTCGAGGGCGGCAAAGAACTTGCCGATTATTGCCCGACTTCCCAATCCTTGAGCTCCCATAAGTAGTCTCCTAAAAAAATTATTGTTTCTGTTTTTACGGGCAACAAAAAACGGCAAGCTGGTGAGTTGGCACCAACTTGCCGTCTTTGTTCTTACGTCGCCTTCCAGCCGGCCGGCCGAAAGGAGAACCCGCTCTTTACTTCTCAATCCATATAGTTACGCTATCACCCAGGTCCCCCGCTTGTCTACGAGATTCCAGCCGCCTCCGGCGGCACCGTCACCGATCAACGTCACGTAGTCGCCTCGCCGGGCGGTGGCCTTGGTATTGGTAATCGGCACACCGTCCGCACCGGCGGCCAGGCCGCATCCGCCGAGGATCAGATCAGATGCATTTGGATCGACCACAATCCCCGCAACTCCAAAACCCGCTCCGTTTACCACGGTGATCTTATATCCCGGCACCGTCGCCAACAGCGTGACTATCTTGGTATCGACGGTAACATAATAAATCCTGCCGTCATCGGTGGCATCGACCGTTTTGTCGACGGCCGTGGTCACCCGGTTAAGATTAGGACCGAATTCATCGTAGCCGCACGTCACGAACTCTATCTCCATCTTGGTTGCCGATACGTAACGCGATATCCTGCCGACGTAACTATTGCCCGAGGCATCGAAAGTAAGCACCTGGTCATCGGATGCATAGACCGGCTGACCCACGTCGGTAATCAGCCCGACCAGCGGGCATACCATACGATACACGCCCGAGCGGACCCTTATGTTAAAAGCCCCTGCCACCGCCGATGCGTTGGTCACCCGTTCGATGGAATGTCCGAGAAACTTATCACCCGCCACCAGGGGCCGACCGTAACCGGCGCCGTTATCGCCGACCATGGCGCCTTCGTAAACGATATCACTGGCGATAATAGGAATCGAATTCATATCGCCCGTAACCAGAACTTGCGGACTGTCCAATGCTAAAGTTGCCATTTTTAAACTCCTTAAAAAAACATTATTTCACGTTCGTTTTTCAAATCCCGGCATTTTTAGTTTTTAATTTTTAGTTTTTAGTTAACTCAAAACTCAATTTTGCCGCGGTGGATTTACTTTATCTTTTTCATTGCCTTGTGGGCGGCGTTCGCCCTTTCATAATCGCCGCCGCCTTCCGCTACCAGGACGTAGTGTTCCAAAGCCTGGGTAATGAGCCTGCCCTTGAAAACTAAATACGCATCGAGGTCTTTGAACTCGGCCTTCAGGGCTTCTGATTTCTCAAACTTCATCTTCCAGGTTGTCTCCCTGATTTGGCCTTTTCCCTTTTCCTGGAACGGCAAAACGAACGGCAGCCGCAATCCATCAATCCCTTTCAGTCCCTGATATGCCTGCAGCGTGCTCTCGGCAAACGGGTCATCGACCTCGAGTAAAAAGCCGGGCACTTTCAGATTGGGACCGCCCTTGCCTTGAATGTCCGTTACAATCCGCTCGTAGAGCTCCGGTAGCTTCTCCTTTATCTGTAAGGCCGTTCGATTTCGGATGAATTCAATAGTTTCATCTTTCATCTCCTCGACCAGCTGCGGATAACAAGCCTCCAAATCCTCCACCGTTTGAATTCCTGCTGTTTGCAGATTTCCCGTCTCTATTTTTCCGGCTTCTTGGACGTCCTCTTTTTTGGTCATTTGCTCACCTCATCTAATCAATCGTTAATATTATATTTCATTACGCCTGAAAGTCGATGCCGCCAGGACGAATAATAGTTTTAAGTTTTGAGTGTTTAGTTTTTAGTTAATTCAAAACTCAAAACTCACAACTCAACACTCTCTAATGTGCGAGCCGGACCCTGCTATCTGCATCGGCTTGCTTGAACGCAATATACGCTTTGACATCACCACCAAACTCGGACTGCAAATCTGCAGACGTTGCAAATTCTTTCTTCAAGGTCTCCTCATTAGCAGAGCCGGTTTCTGTTTGTTCCCCGGGCGCTGCTCCCTCATCGGAAAACTCGGTCTGTGCCGCTTCCACTGCCGGCTTTTGCTTCCGAAGCTCCGTGACCTTTTCGCCGAGCTGCGTTTTTTCCTTCTCGAGCTTCTCAACGTGCAGCTTCATGGCCTCGGCTGCCGTTTTATTCTCGCTGTAGCATTGAATCAGCAGCTCATGGTCATCACCACAGGCATCCTTGAGCGCGGCAAACAAATCCCGCTCGGTCTTTTGACCCTCGGCAATTCCTTCGGTTTTGCCTTTCTCGAATAATTCTGCGTGCAGCTCGGGATACTGCTCGGCAAAACTCTCCACACTTTCGATTTCAGTTATTGTCGTTTCTCCAGCCATAATATTGTTCTCCTGTAATAAATTGAATTTTACATTTTGATTATCCATATCAGCATACGCTGATGACTTTGTTTTGCTGTCCAAACCGAAAACACACATGCTCACTTCCTTGATGGTGCATTGTCGAAAAATAGCCCCCGGGCCCTTCAATGTATGCCCGTTTACCTTGGCGCTTGCACCTTCCTTAACCTGCTCAACCACCAAAGCCGGCACGTATAAAGACGCTTCCATTGGAAAACCTTTTTTCATATCGGCTTTGAGTTTTTGAGCATCATCATTATCGAGGAACGGTCCCTCGACAATCACCTTGTCGGATATATCCTGCTTAGTTGTAAAACCGATCCGGCTTTGTGTGAAATGCTCCGCAAGGACCGGCGTGCGGCTTTTGGCAAATTTCACGCCTTCCAAATCTAAAGCAATATTTCCCCAGAACCAGTGGTTTTTCATGACACCCCCGGTATAGCCGACTATCCGGAAATAATCATCCTTTGTATCACCATCGCCCCGGGCAAAAATTACCTCGGCATTATCGTTAAATATACATGCCCTGGTGGGCGCCGTATTATCTGACATTGATTGTTTCTCCTTTGTCTTGGCCGGCTCGAAGCGAATATATTTAACGTTATTGTCCTTAAGCCATTTCTTGGCCTTATCTGTTGTCCAGTTTTTTACAGGAAATCTCAAGGCCTGCGGCATTACCGGATCCTTGGGTTTGCTCTTGCCCTTGAGTTTACCCCAAATTATACCAATCGTCTTGGGCACCTTTATCTTGCCGAAAATCGTTCCGCCGCTGGTTCTCCGAAAACTTTTAGGCTCGAAATCCTTCGGATCCCGGAGGCGCGCTGCATGTTCATTTTCGTAGGGAATGATATATCTCCTTAAAACATGGTTAAGCTGCCGGCTTCTCTATTTTTGGCGGTACCAGAATAACTCCTTTTTCTTCGAGATATTTATCTTCCTCCGCCCTCTTATCGACAATATCCTTAAAATCATGACCTTGCCGGGCACATATTATTGTGCGCGTGGTTGTTCCATTTTTGAGCTGCACTTCATCCGCTTTGGCTTCTTTAAATGGATCAACGTAACTCCATCGTTTGCATAGGACTTC